AACAAGAACGGTCAGATGTGGACGCAGGACGAGCTGTCCATCAAGAGCCTCACACCCAAGCTGATGCCAGTCACCATCATGCACGATTTCCGCACAGCTGTCGGAGTCATCGCTGATGTGAAGATGAGGACTCCGGGGCTCGACGGTGAGACCAGCTCGTCCGAGCCGGCCACTATCGAAACAGTGCTTGCGATCTGGGCGCACAGGTTCCCGGAAGCTGCTGCTGAAGTGATGTTGAATCATGATCAGGGAACGCTCATGCAGAGCATGGAGTGCGAGGCTCCGTCGTTCGAGTGCTCCGAGTGTTCAAAGCTGCACATCAAGCCAGTCGAGCGGGCAGAGGATCTCTGCGAGCATCTTCAGCGTGGGGAGGCCGCTCGTATATTACGGGACGTAACCTTCACAGGGACCGGCCTGATCTTCGGATCACGCGGGGCGAAGGGGGCAGATCCTCACGCCCAGCTGGACACGGTACGCGCAGAGGTTGCACAGTGGTCCGATGTCAAGCACGGCGTCGACAACGATAACGAGAGGTCTACAGTGGACGACATCACGATCAAGCGCAGTGATTACGACGCACTCAACTCGCGACCGTCAGCGGATGAGCTGGCAACCGTGAGCGACGAGGTTGCGAACCTGCGCAGTGAGAAGGACGAGCTGGCGAAGCAGCTGGAGAAGGCGGAGGTCGACCTCAAGGGGGCGACAGAGAAGCTGGAAGCTGCGGAGACCAAGATCTCTGGCATGGAGGAGGCCGCGAAGGCTGACGAAATGGCCAAGGAGCGCCTCGCCGAGATGCCCAAGGAGCTTGCTGACAAGCTGCCCGAGTCGATCACGAAGCGCCTTGCCGAGCAGGCACGCTGCATGAACGACGACGAGTGGTCTGATCGCGTCGCAGAGCTCGCGGAGCTCACCAAGGTCAAGACCGATGGCGACACAGCCGGCGAGACGTTCGGAGAGGCCGCCATGGCCAACTTCAACGGCAATGGCAACGTCGAGGGAAACAGCGGCAACCTCTCCACAAGCCAGATTGGCGCCGGCCTCGCAAAGTTCCTCGGGAACAAGGAGTAGCACTCAATGGCAACGTACACCAGCAAGAACAAGCTGACCGGGGTCGGAGCACTTCCCCGCGTGCAGATCGTCAACCCCCCGATCATGATCCTGTCGCACAACGTTGCGTCGGGCACCATTGAGCCGGGAGACCTCGTTGAGCCAGCGGGATCTGGCCACACCAAGGCGGAGTTCACCGTCGGTGGTCAGGTCAAGAAGGTGGCAGGCACGGTTGCTTCGGGCGCTGCGCTCGCGGGATCCAAGTTCTACTCGGTCGCCATGCGCCCGGTGGACGTGGTCAATCCTGACGTGCAGAGCTTCGGCCCAGTCGACATCGTCAATCAGGCGGTGGAGAACGGCGACTTCGTGCGGCAGGTCTTCGACGGGGTGCTGTCAACCACGGTTGTCACCCCTGACGCCGGTGGCTACACCTCTGGCGACCTCCTCGCTTGGGACGGCGCCGGCACACGCCCCGCCGACCTGACTGGCACTGGCGCTTGGAAGGCTGCTGGAACAGACCAGCCGCTTGCACAGGTTGTCGCGGCCCGAGAGATCAACAGCACCACCAATGAGTGGCTGCTCGACATTCGCCTGATGGCGTAAGGAGACCCAGCGATGAGCAAGGCACTCAAGACGATCCAGAAGGTTCTGGCTGCTCCAGAGGAGCTCCGCGACGGCCTGAAGGACAAGACCAACGCCGAACTCTCGGCTCACTATGCTCTGGCACAGAACCAGAACGAGCTGCAAGAGCTGGCGTACGAGATCATCCAGTGGGCTTGGGCCGACGCGATGGCACAGGACATCGTGCCACTCGTGCTCGAAACCAAGACTGTCGGCCTCGACGAGATCGACTACATGGAGGAGGACCTCCGCGGTCTTCGTGCCTACTGGCAGGGCAAGGGCGGCAAGATCCTCTCTGGCATCCTGCGCCACTCCCGTGAGCAGATGCCACGCGAGGAGATGGTTGCTGCGCTCGACCTGCATCAGGACGAGGTTGCCACCAACTTCTGGGGAACGCTCACCAAGCTCCAGAGCCAGTACACGGAACAGCTCGCACAGCTGCCAACCAAGCGGCTCATCGAGCTGATCGCACGGGCTCTGCCTCACCCATCGACCATCGACACCGAGGCGCTCACCGCTTCCGTGGCAGCCGGCTCACTGGCCGACACTGACGTGGATCCGATCATGCGCACCGTGATGAAGCAGTCCAAGGGGAACGTCAGCTTCCTCGGGACGCGTCACGCGCTGTTCAACCTCGCCGACATCGGCCTCACGTACGGAGACAACGTACGGGAGCAGCTGTTCCAGACAGGCCAGATCGGAGCGTACAAGGGCGCCCCGGTCGTGCAGGTCGAGAACTTCGAGGACTTCTACGGCGACGACGTGCTCCCCGACAACGAGATCTGGATCATCGGACGCAACGCAGGTCGCTTGACCTACTACGGGAACACAGCCAAGGCACAGGTGCTTCGGATGGAAGCCTTCTACTGGCGCTGGGAGACCGCTCGCGATGCAGGCATGAGCCTGTTCGGGGCGGAGGACGGCCGCATCGGGCGCATCATCCTGACGTAGCTTGCCCGGACATGGGCACCGGTTTGGGGTGGGCCTTCGGGCTCGCCCCATTCTGTATGTGAGGAGGAAGTGTGGCCCTATCGAGGACAGAGCCAATCATGCAGTCCATGCAGGACTGGGTGAAGGACTATCTCGATGCCCGCGGGTACGCCGGCTCCTACGTGCTGAAGGACTCGCAACCAGACGAGCTCACCAACCCCCTCGACACAACGATCATCGTCTGCACGAAGGGGACATCATTCCCGGCGGTCGATCACGAGATCGGAGGGCCCTTGGTGTGGAAGGAGCGCGGCTTCACGTTCGACGTGCTCGGAGCAACAGAGAAGCTCGGCATGAACATCTCCTCACACATCGAGGAGCGGTTTGAGTCTGGATCACGATTGCCAGTCAAGGACTTTTCCACACCCACGCCAACCGTCGTCGAAAGGCTCTGGATCGAGGATGTGTTCACCAACAGACTCAACTTCTCGGACCCTCGGCCATGGCAACGATTCTGGTACTCGGTAAACGTTGCGGTCATCGACGAGTTCAACATGACCTTCGAGGCGTAGATTAGGACGTAGGTAACGGTATGGACAGGCGAGAGTTCCTCTTTCAGCGGAAGAATCGGTGTGTAGGTCAGCTTCTCGACAGGCTTGAGAGGGAGATCTTCCCGAAGCTCACTGAACAGGAACAGGACCTTGTCCGCAAGCTGGTCAAGATCAAGATTGCGGCATACCACACCGACGTTATCGACCTCGTCGCAGCAAGCGGGGACGAACTAGGAATCAACGCACTGGCGATGAAGGAAAAGGACAAGCGCAGGTAATGACGCTCACCATTCAAGGCATAGGAAGGTTGAATGATCGCGTTCTCAACGTGACCTTCAGCCGCCTTGATCGTGGATTCAAGGCAGCCGAGGTCGAGGCCATCAACGCCGTCATGGGTGGCGTATGGGGATCGCTCTACCGCAAGGGGCTGAAGCGCCCGTCGAACACCAATCGAGGCATGCCTGCATCATCCAACAGGAGCATCGGCCTTCTGAAGGCCTACAGGAACGCCGTCCTCCCACTGTCGCAGACACAGTCGTCAAGGTCGAGGGCCTCCACCAGACTTCTCGGCGGAGGCACATCGTTCGGCGCAGGGAACGCCTTGGGCAACCGCGGCATCGGCATTGGCTACAAGCCATACCTGCGACGCAACGCTTCGCACTGGCGTGCAATCGAGCTCGGGTCAGACCACGTCACAACTGGCGGCGTCTTCCTCGCCGGATTCGGCAAGCGCAGAAGGTCTGGGCGACTGAACCCGTTTCCGCCAAACGCTCCTGATCCAGCAGAGTTCCGCAACGATCCTGACGCCTTGGCCATGAAGCGCAGTCAGGCGCTGCGCTGGATCGGCGCTGGTCAGCCGGCAGCACAGGTGCGCAACGTGATCCAAGAGAAGAACTACCTCTGGGATCTGAAGACGCGCCTGATCAACCAGTATTACATCAAGATTTCATCAGTATTCAACGCCAACGGAATAGTCTAACAGGGAGACACAATGGCAATCCGCGCAGGACAGATCCTCCACCTCGGCGGCGACACGGTTCTCATTGACCGTCTCCAGTCCGCAGGCCTCGGGGACATCAACGTCGGCTCTGACACGATCAGGGAGACAGGCAACTACCTCAACGTAGAGAAGGTGTTGCAAGACCCTGATCTGTCGTTCTCGATGGAGTCATTTGACGTCTCCACAGAGGTCGAGGCACTCCTCACCGGTGACTCCTCCGGTGGCGTTGGCGACCCGGCAGGAACCGCGTACACCTTGAGTGACATGGGTTCGGTGCACATCACCTCTCCATGGAAGGATGAGACGACTGGTTCAGCCGGCACCATCGACGCTGGCGTGCTCATCCCGAACTACTTCGTGACGCGGGCCAGCTACCGGTTCGGCGTCGATGAGAACGCTGGTGAGACCTTCGAGCTCGCCGGGTCAGAGGCCTACATGGCCCAGTTCAACCCGGTGAACGAGATTCAGGTCGCATCAGCCGGCCAGACCACGTTCGTCACGGCCGCACCAGCTGTGCGACACCGAGTCGGCGGGTTCTCGTCCAACGAGTTCAAGTACGTCATGGGTGTCATCACCGACACCACGCAGCAGACTGCTGGGACGAGCAACGACTACGTTGTCACCACGGCAACCACCACAGAGGCCGAGGTTGCGACGGTCGAGTTCAACGACCCTCCCGGCGCCGGCGTAGAGGTGCACATTGCGTACTTCGACGCCACAACGCTGCCGTCGTTCCCGCAGACCATCCACCCAGCCGCCACAACCAAGCCCGGCGCGGTCAGGGGGCGAGACATCAAGGTCTACGCCCACATCCCGTCAGGTGGGGCAGAGGCGTCTGGCCGAGTGGAGATCAAGTGCGTGCAGGCGGTCTCCGTCGAGGGCGCCAAGACCACGGAGCTCGAACGCTGCATGGGCGAGCTGCTCCCGGTCGGCAGAACGGTCACCGAACAGGACGTCACCGGCGACCTCGGCTACCGCGCTGCTGACTCGGACCAGATCTTCCAGTTCCTGCGGCAGATCACCGGCGTTGCATCAGGGGAGTCCATCGGGGTGCTGAACAGCTTCCCGGTCGGACTTGAGATCGAGATCCTCGATCCCACTGATCGAACGGTCACGCTCAAGACGATCTGGGTAGAGGACGCCAAGTTCCAGATCCCAGCAACGCCCGCACAGGCAGGCTCCGTCGTGGACTTCACCCTGAACTGGGAGTCCAACGGCGGTGAGCTGACCGTGTACAAGGGCGCCAAGCCGTAAGGAGCCCCAGTGGCCAAGAACATCCAGATCATCTCGGCCAATGGTCGGCCAGTCAGGGTGGGGGCGCAGGTAGCCCCCGCCGATGGCACGCCGATCACTGTCGACCTCGATGACATCACGGTTGTTCGCCACCTCGACTCCCGCAGGGGCGAGTGGCTGCAGCTTGATGACGTAGCCTCTGGCGGCGGCGGTGGTGGCGGAGGGTTCGCCGACAAGATGCTGGTCGGACGCTGGAACGCGGACACTCTCCACGGCGTGCTCAATCAGGTGCACACCATCCTCCCCGATGGAAGCAACCTCGACATAACGCAGCCGAACGCTCATCGGGGCTGCTTCCAGTTGAGCGAAGACGAGATCGCTGGCACGCTGCCGGGGAGTCAGAAGCTGCAGTTCTACGTCGCTGCCAAGGCAACCACAACCACCACCGCCATCGTCTCCACGCCAACCGGAGTGCTGAAGGCTGGGGTTGCCAGAGTATCAGGAGATCTCTGGGCCTCTAATGGCAGCTTCACAGTTTCCACTCCGCTCGTCGTCGCGGATCTCAACGTCAACAACACCATCAACGTCGACTTCACGGCCGACGCTGGCGATGCACTGTTCGTGACAGACGCGACAGCTGACGGTTCGTGGTTCGCCCCGGTGTACTACGTGTCGTCTGGGACGCCGAACGCCGCAACGCTCGGATTCGGAGTGGAGATCGCTCTCTATGCGAAGATCGAGACCGTCTGATGGCAGACATCAGGATCATCTCCGCGAATGGCAGGCCTATTCGTATCGGTGATCAGGTGGCTCCAGTAGATGGGGCGCCGATCACCGTCGACACTGACGACCCTTTGGTCAGGCGTCACCTTGATGCTAGCCGCGACGAGTGGCTGCAGCTCGATGACCTTGGGTCTGGCGGGACCGGTGAGTTCGTCGATAAGGTCCTCGTCGGCAACTGGTTGACGTACACGCTCCCGGGCAATACCGGGACGCGGATCATCGCGGCAGACGGGTTGAACGTCAACCAAGGATCAGTGCAGTGTCGGAACGCGTGCTTTGTCATCAGCACTGACGACATCGCAGGGTCACTGGCTTCCGGCCAAAAGCTGCACTTTTATGAGTACAACACGCTCCAGATCGGCAGCGGCGCACCGATCACGGCCGGTGGAACATTCAACTTTTACTGCGGCATCAGGCCCGCCAGCATAAACGGGCGATGGTCGTCATTCGGAGGCGTTGCCCCGCAGCCGACCACCCTCTATACGTCAACGGCCATAGATGACGGGACCAACAAGAAGTATGAGTGGTCGTCAGAGGCCGATCTATTTGTCGACCAGCCCACGTGGGACGGCTTCTGGTTCGTCCCGACGTTTGCAACGCAGGACGTTGCTGGCGGAACGCTGAATGCGCTCGGCCTCGGCGATGGCGCCCTGCTGGAGATCAGTCTCTACGCGCGAGTCGTCGACATCTGACCTACAACGTAGAATCACGATGCAAACTACATGGTTAGGTGAGCATGGCTGACGATGGGGTAGTTGAAGTGTTGCGCGAGCAGGCCGCGGAGTCGGAGCCTGTCACACAGGAGGAGCAGTCGATCATGCTGTACTCCGCTGATGTTGACTCGCATGGGTTGCGGTGTTGGATACGCATTCCGAACAAGTTCCAGCATCGGAAGATCCAGAAGGCTGCGCAGGCAGCGCGAGCTCGTCGCGTTCTTGAGTACAAGACAGAGGACTCCGACGCGTTCGTCATCGCCCAGTCCGGCGTAGATCAGGTCTTCGAGGATGGGTCTGACAAGGTGAAGGAGTGGCTTGTCTCGCAGCACTACCGCGAGAAGTCGCTGGATGCGATCCTTGAGGTTGAGCGCAGTGACGAGTGGGGAGAGATCGACGAGCAGCGCGAGCGCTACCAGTACCTCATCAGGCAGGGCGACACGGACACGGACGAGTACGCCGCACTGGAGAAGATCCTCCTCAAGTACGTCGATCTTCTGGAGCAGAAGACGAACGAGATGATCGAGCCGTTCAGGCAGAAGTACGAGGCGATGACGGACGATCAACTGCGCGAGAAGGTTCGCCGGGCCATCATCAAGGCTGACTGTGACGACGAGTTCACCAACGTCTACAACCAGTGGCAGATCTTCTACGGCACGCGCCATCACGGCAACCACAACCGCTACTTCTTCAAGAGCTTCGATGCGGTAATGGAGGCTGACGATGACGTCATTGAGACCCTCACAGACCAGTTTGCCACCCTCGACGTCATGAGGGCCGGTGAGCTAAAAAAAACGCTACTGCAGACGAGTTCGTTGGTTTCGTCAGAAACATCCGAGAGCTCGGAGACTGGTCTGCAGGATGGCCCGAAGGAATCAGCAGCGCAGTAGACCTGCCGTGGACGTACGTCTACGCATGGGATATTTCGATGATGATCCTGTCTTGGTTTGAGAATCTGCCGAAGGACGAGCAGCCGCCGAAAAAGATCTGGCACGATGATCGTGCGATTGAGCGTCACTTCGCGAAGATTAGAGGTAAGAAGGAGCGGTCATCGGCCGGCTATGACGAAGCCGAGGAGGGGTCGCTGAAGGACGCCCAACAGGGGCGTGACGTCACGCTGACCAACAAGCTCGTAGATGAGCTGTTGTCGGCACAGACATCCGTCAACGACGACTTCAGCGAGATCTGATGGCACCAGAAGACAGACTATTTTTCCTGCGGGTTCACCTCTCGGGAATAGCTGCTGCCAAGGCGAAGCTGTCAGAGCTCGGCCGAACGCAGATCGTCGGCGCCAACATCAAGACGCAGGTGAACTCGCTGACGCGCGAGCTGAACGGCGTCAACGCAGCGCTTGGCAAGACGCTGAAGCTCGCCGGCCAGACCACCGGTGCAGTGGCCAGTCGCGCATCAACGGCCGCAGCTGCAACAGTGACTCCTACCCAGTCCCGCATCGAGTCTGGAGGTGTGGCTAGGCAGCAGGCTGTTGCGAGGGCTGCGGAGGTGTCATCGAGGACGCAGGCGCAGGCCATCAAGCGTGTCGGTGACGCATCCAGAACGAGCGGTGGACAGCTCGGAGCGTTCCTCACGGCACAGAACCAGAACACGAGGGCCGGAGTGCCGCTGTCAGCGTCGATGGGTGGCCTCGCGCGTGACATGGGGTCGATGCAGGTCGCATCAACCAAGAGCGCCCAGTCACTCGTGCAGATGCAGTTCTCCATGCGCAGCCTCGGCACGGAAATCCTCCTTGTAGCCGCCAAGCTCTCCCTGTGGACGGCGGCAGCTATCGGGATCGGGAGCGTCATCTCCGTGTTCACCAGTGTGGCGAAGTCCATCAAAGACGTGAACCTCGCCATGATCAACCTCGGCAGGGTGACCGGAGACTTCGACGAGGGCACGGCGCTCAATAACTTCAGCAACACGTTCCGCCGGCTACGTGTCGACACGGAGGATGTGACGACTGCCGTCTTCGAGATGGGCAAGGCGTTTGGCAACGCAAACGAGGCATTTGCTGCAGCGGAGACTGTCCTCCTTGCGACGAAGGTTGCGGAGATCGACGTGGAGTCTGGCTCGCGCAGGCTCATTCAGGTCTCCAACGCATTCGCACTGTCAGGATTCAACCTGACCGAGGTTCTTGACAAGCTGAATGAGCAGCAGAACACGCTCGGCGTTGAGCTCCCAAAGACACTGGAGTCCGTTGCTCGCGCAGCATCCGTGACGACGGCTGCCGGCGGATCCATTGATGAGCTTGTCGGCAGGACTGCCGTTGGCATCAGGTTCTCCGGCTTCGAGCCATCGACGGTGGCGCGCGCGAACGCACGTATCGCACAGAACCTGCTCGCAGAGGCAGGCCAAGAGCGCATCGAGGGCGCGCTCGCCGGAACTGGAATCAACCTGATCGACGAGGAGGGAACACGTCGCAGCATTGACGCCGTCCTGACTGACATCGGTGGCCAGTTCCGGGAGTTCTCTGCAGAGCAACAGCAGGCAGTCGCCGAGTCTCTGTCTGGTGGTCGGAAGGGCAACCTGTCGACAATCATCCTGACGATCCTGCGAAACTTCGAGAGGGTAGAGCAGCAGGCCGACATATCTTCTCGGGCTGCTGGGTCAGGGTTCGCAGAGCTCGCTGATGTTCTCGGATCAGCAGAGGAGCAGGTGAAGGCTGTCAGAGCAGAGCTGAACGTCTTCGCCGTGAACGCGCAGAAGACTGGTCTTGTCGAGGTGTTCGGCGGACTTCTCGCCGTGCTCAAGCAGGTGCTGTCCACCATCAATGACCTCGGGTCGCTGATCACCAGCATCCCGCTGGCGAAGTTCATCCTCCCACTGACACTGCTTGGAAAGCTCTCCTCGGCGAGGGGTGGCCCGCTTGGCGGCATCGGATCATTCCTGCGCGAACCGGGAGGTGCTGGTGGCATCAGGGGGTTGAGGCAGCGGGACAGGGAGGCACCAACCAGAGTCGCTTCATCGGAGGCAGCAACAGCACTGCGCGGCCTATCGCAAGCTGCAGCACAGGCATCAGTGGACGTGAGGGTGTCAGGCGCCGCACAGGCAGACGCAGCAGCGCGCATAAGCCGTCCTGTTGTCGGTCAAGCTGGATCTGATGCGCTTTCTCGGCCGGGCGGCTTCATCGGCCCGCTCACGAGGGAGCAGGACCTCATCAGGTCGGCATCAGGGCCAATCAACACGCTGGGCGAGGGCTTGAATAACGTGCGGCTCCCTCTTGCCAACGCTGCTGATGGGTTCTCAATCGTTGGGCAGACTACGAGGCAGACCAGCGATGCGTTCAACGCCATAGGGGCGACGATGACGCGTGCAAATGGTTCAGTCACGAGCCTCGACATCCAGTTCAGAAACATGACCAACGCCGCAAGGCTGGCCAACATACGCATAACCGAGGAGAACGCTGCTCGCGCGCTAGCTGTTGAAGCACTGCGCAAGTCCAGCATTGCGGAATCAACAAGGTTTGGCGCAGCAAGCGTGCGAGACAACCGCATCAGGGCAGAGGGCAGGAGAGAGGCGCGGTCAGGATTCGTTCGCAACGTCTCGCGTGAGGGCACAGCTGGTGCTCGTGGTGGCGCACGGATCCTGCAACAGAACACGGCAGCTCTCACGAGGGCCATAAGCACGCAGCGCCTAGCATCCCTCTCGATGACGGAAGCGGAGAGGCGACACCTTCAGAGCACGACAAGGCTATCCACTGCAGAGCGCAGGTTGACGAGGGTCACCGTTGGGTTGCAGTCTGCCATCGGCCGCGTCTCTGCATCAATGACGCTTCTGGCCGGGAAGATAGGAGCTGGAGCAGTCAGGGGCATCGAGGGGGGGATCAAAAACTCGCTCAAGAGTGGAGGCGCAGCCCTTGGACTTGGTATCGGCGCAACCATCCTCGGAGAGTCATTGCAGCGCCGCAGGCCAGAGAGGACAAGCCCATTCGCATCCGCTCTCACGGGAGCCGGATCAGGTGCGAGCATTGGACTCATCGCTGGTGGAGGCGGCGCAGGCGCAGCAATCGGCGCCGGCATCGGTGGACTCGCCTCGTTCGCACAGGCGCAAAAGCAGGTTGAGGAGGAGCTCAACAAGGGGAACACGCAGAAGCTGTTGGATGAGATCAACCTCTCGTCTGAATCCATTCGAGGAACCGCCGGCGATGTCCGCAAGCTCATCGAGCCCATCAAGGCAT